TTTTAGCTGCCCTTGTTCAATCAGCCGGTTCTCCATCGTGCGTGCCTGCTGATACTTCTTTTCGTACTGCGCCCATAGTTTATCGGTCTGCTCCTCAATATCCAAGTCAGTCATTTCCTGCGCCTGCATATCGTCGGGGCGGATAATATATGCGATTTCATATCCGCCGATTTCCTGATCGTCGGAGTGGACGCCGCACCCGTTCCCTTTGACATAGTTCCCGTTCTCGTCCTCGTAGTCTCTCGCGCCTGAACTGTTGCCATAATAGCCGCCGTTGCCGTCCGACACTGTGACGTGTTCCAAATTGTCAAAGTTGGAAATGTCGTCTCCGGGCGTCGCATATACGATAATATCCCCGGCGCGAAGCCGCTGCCCGTCGTACCGAAGCAGACTTGCGCCGGAGTTTTCCGCCTGCGCTGCTCGGCAAAGATTCCCGACGTTGCGCTGTGCCGCATTATCCGCGCCAAACTTGCAGAACTGCGCGAGGGCTTTCATCGAATACTCAACGCATCCGTTCCGCCCTTCGTCCATTTCCACGCCGCAAAGGGATTCCATCTTCGCAAACAATCCCTGCAAGCCGCCGAGGTTCTTCGCATTGTCGATGACGTACTGTCGAATATCTTCCCGCGTCGCATTGTTGCCGAACTTCGCCCACAAATCATTGGCCTGTGCCAGCTCGTGCGCTTCCTTCTGCCGCTTGCCCAGCATCGAGAGAACGGAAACGCGGGTCTTCGCATCGAGCACGTCATTATATTTCGAGGAGATTTCCCCCATGCGCACATAGTCGCCCGTTCCAACGGCAAGCGCCAGCGCGGAGGAAACGAGCTGACCTTTGAACGCCCGCTCCTGCTCTTTGATTTTCTCCGGCCCATAGTTCGCATAGCGGCTCTGCAACAATCCGACGCCGCGATTGAATGCTTCCTCTATGGCCTGATCCGAACCGCCGCCGCCCATAACGAACTGCTGACAGGCCGCAAGCTGATTATTGAATTGCGTCTCTTGGTATTTCTCCGTCTCGCCCATCTGATACTTGACCATGTGCTCGCGTCGCGTCGCATCGTCGCGCATCGTGTAGGCGTTGAATGCTTCCGCCCCTGCGCCGAAGCCGATATAGTTTCCGTAACGCTTGCGGACGTCGGCGAGAACGTCCTTTTGCAGCTTGTCGTATTCGTCGGTGATATGAAGCGCCTCGCCCTCTTTCTTCTGCATAAGGGCGCTCGTGCCTTCCGACATGAGGCGGTTATACTCGGCATTGGCTTCGAGGGTTTTCCCGTCAATCACTTTCTGCTGCATGGCAAGGCCAATCTTCGCGGCGTTTGCCAACGCGCCCCACATTTCGCCGCCGCCCTTTCCACCGTAGACGTTTATATCCCGGCTGACTTGCATAGGGACGTTGCGAATCGTATTCGGATTGACGACAGGAGGACTCTGTGAAAATTTCATGGCGTGTCACCTTCCCTTTTGCCCGAAGCCCATAGTCGGAAGGATTGTCGGTTTTGCGCTTGCCCACGACGAACTAAGGATTCTTCCTGCGGTGCTTGTCGGAGTTCCCGAGTATAGCGTTCCTGCATACGTCGTGCCACCGGCTGACGAGCCGCCGCTATTGCCGCCACCGCCGCCGCTTCCTCCGATATACGGAGCCGCGATGCTTGCCGCCGTGCCGAGAATGCTGTTCCACATGATGCCCTGTTTCTGACGTGCCAAGTCCGCATAGGTGTTCTTGATTGCCACGCGGGCGGCTCCTGCCTCGTTCTCGTAGTTCGTCTGCTGCGCCCGGGATTCATAATTGTCGTTGCGCTGATTCGTCAGCAGCGTCAGCTTGTCCTGATCGTAGGCTTCCTGCCCGCTGGAAAGAATATCCATCATCGAGCCGGACATATCCAGCCCAGCCGCGCCAGCTCCCGCCCGAACTTGCCCCGCGTTGATTCGATGCCGCGCCCGGAGGTCGCGCTGCTGCTGACCGTAATTGTCGGCTATCTGTTCCTGTTTCTTGGATTCGATTTTCGCGTTATGCTCTGCCGCCTGCGCCTGCGCCCGGTACATGGAAGCCTGACTGTCGGCCTGCGCCTCCGCCGCTTCCACTTGGGACTTATACGACATATATCCCTGCCCAGCCGTCAGCAAGCCGCCCACAACCGCCATTACACTGCACATATCATTTCCCCCTTATGTAGAATCTCACGAACATTTCGCCGCCCATTACAAGCGGACTCCCGAACTCCGCGCCGCACCATTGCAGCCAGCGCTTCGCCGGTTCGTTGAAGTCGCCGACGGCATTCCACAAAATCCCGTGTTCCGCCGCCCATGCCTGAAGGATTCCTTTCGACACCCGCGCAAACTCCCGCTCGTATGGCTCCATCGCATTCGTCGCCATGCACCAAATCAATCTGCCAGGAAGGTTTTTCTCCGCGCATTTCCCATAGAGGACGAGCGGCTTCCCATCCGCTCCGGTCACGGAATAGGCTTCCTCCGAGGAGATAAGGCTTCGCAGAATTGCCGTCCACGTCCGGCCATGCGCTGCTATCAGCTCCCGCTTATCCAATGGCCGGAGGTCATCGTCGAACGCATCAATCCACGCCCACGATTCGCCGTCCATATCATACGTTGTCGTGTGGAAGGGTTTAATTTCGTAATCCGCCCGCGCCACCGATAGTCACCGCCCTTACGATTGCCGATAGTGTGAACGGGTACGGCTTATCATGTTTCAGGAACACGCGCCCGTTTTTATTGAAGCCGCCCGCCGCCATCGTTATATTGAGGTCGCCGGAGAAAAGGACGTTCCCGCCCAGCTCCAAGCGCCCGACGTCATAAATCATTTCATTCAGTGTCGATTCGTCCGGCCCCGCTTCTCCGCCGAAGGATTGCGTCAGGCGGAATATTGCATGAGTGACCGCCTTTTCCCTGCCTTGAAGCGTGCCGTCCCTTGTCTGTGATTCAAAGTTCGGCTGCTCCAACTTCATCGTATAGGGCAGGCCGACGATGATTTCCTTCGACGCTTGGTCGAGCGTGATCGTCCCATTCTCCACCGTCTTCGGGTCGAACAGATACCCGTCGCCGATTGCGAGAACGGTCTTCCCTTCCAAGTGGGAAAGGCCCGTGATTTCCGTCGCCGCCGTCGTCAGTGAATACACCTTCGCGGCGTCCATCATGATATAGTCCTGCTGCGTTCCCGTCTCCGGCGTGGTCGCGAAGCGCTCAATATAGCGAACCGTGCTGCCGTTCACCGTCCGGCGCACCACTACATAAACAATATCGTTGTTGCCCTCGCTGACCGCGCAGACAGATTCGACGTCGCCATCCGTGACGATGTGGCTCCATCCGTAGACTTGCTGCTCGCGGAGGTAGGTCAACGCCAAGAGAACGCCGTCATCCCTCACGAAATATACGATGCTGTCCGGCTCCTGTGCGTAGGCGCTCCCGGTCAACGTCCGCCCATGCACAAGATGACGGGCGAGCAGCGTCAAATCCATTCCTGCATAGCTGTCCGTGTCGTAGCTGTAGCCCATATCCCGGACGATGGAGCCGCGCCTTTGCACATAGACGACGCGATTCCCTGACCGGATCGGGAGGACGTCATTCGCTCCGAAGCTCTGCTGATTCCTCGGCGTGATATTCGTCGGCGTCACCGTCTCCGAGCCGGAGATTGTCCACTCGTTGCCTTCGGTCAAAAGAATCATATCGTTGCCCGCGAGCATGTGGCTGATTCGGAACGGCTGCAAGGATAGGAGGTCAGCAGATACGGCGCTGTCGTCCGTCACCGTTCCGGCTTCCTTGTCCACGCCGAAATTCTCATAGTCGCCCGATTTGCTCATCCATACCCTTTGCGGGTATGCGTCCGAACCGGCAAAGCAAAGCCTGTCCTGAAAGAACGTCGCACAAGTAGGATAGCCGCGAACGCTGTTCCATGCGCTGAACTTGAAATCGGTCGTTGCCGTCGTCGCGCCGAGCCGTTCCTTCACTTCCGCCGTGGCGTGCGTCGAGTCCGTCACGGACTTTATTTCCACAAAGCCGGTGTGCGTGTAGGCATGGGCGGAGAAATCACAAGTACACGTCCCGCTATCCGTCGATACCTTCACGCGCATCAATGTATATTCATCGACCGTCCCCGTCTCTGTCGGGTTGTAGTCGCTGTTGCCCGTGTACCGTCTCTCTTCGAGCCACGTCGAACCGCCGTCGATGGAGCTTTCAATCGTGACAGTTCCCGCCCATGTGCCATGCGTTATCACTTTCCATGTGTCGCCCACGCCGATTGCCGAAGACGTGCCGCTCGTAATCGAGACGGAAGCCGTACTGATCCGCTGCGAAATTTCCATCCACGTTCCAACGTCCGCATCGGTGAACAAATCATCGGATGCTGTAATCGTGATACTGCTTCCCGTGGTCGCCGACGGCGTGATTTTCAAATCCTCGTCCGGGTTGAGGTCGCCCATCGGCGGCTGAATCCAGTCCATATCTGAAATCTGCCAGCTCGATTCGCTGAAGCGGAGGATTTTCTTCACGGGATATTTCCCGCTCGCAATATAGAGAACGTCCACCGATTGCACGAACCGAAGCGCCGAAAGGTCTGACTCCGTGAACGGCGTTACCAATTCCACATTCAGATATGTTCCCTCGCGCCACACCCTGACGTATTTATCCCCGAACTCCAAGAGGTAATTCAGATTCACGCTGAACTTGAACGGGTACAAAAGGACTTTCTTTCCCGGCGTTTTTGCCGCTCCGCAAAATAAAAGGCCGGGGCGCTTAGTCACCGCCCCATACGGGCGGATGATTGCGTTCTCGGCCTGCAATAATGCGAGCTGGTATTTGTCGACGTCGACGCGGCTGGCGACGTCCGGGCTTATCTCCCCGCCGGTGAAGGCGGGCTGGATCGCATAAAAGACACCCATATCAACCGAACCTCGCTTCCGCATACTTCGTCGGGAATTGCGGCGTCTGCTCCCGCTCCCGAGCTGCTTCCACTTGTGCCTGCTGAAGTGCTGCCTGCATGAGCTGATAGTTCAGATTCATCAAGCCCTCGTTGCCCGTGATAACCATTGCCATGCTCGCGGCAAGATACCGGGCCAGCGCCTCAACAAATTCCTCGGTCATCTTCGCGACCTCGGTCACGTCCTCGGTGTATTCGCACCACGCCTCCTCGACGTTCGTACAAAGCACCTTCACGCTGTCAACAACGGCGACGTCGAACTCGTCCTTGTTGACCTCTTTCCTTTCCGCCTCGTCCTCCGCGAACACGAACCGCACGGAAAGGCAATTCGACGGGTAGCCGTAGACGAAATCCCATCCGGGAGCCGTCGCCGACACAACCGCCAGCTTTTCCATCCGCCGCGCAAATCCCCACCGATAGGAGCGCAGGAGCATTCGTCGGCAATGGTCGTAGTGCATAGCGCACTGCCTCGCTTCCTCCGTCTCCTGCGTAAGCGACGTGATGCGGCCCTTCGCGATGTACGCGAGCGCCAAGTTACAAATATCTGTACTCGTCATATTGTTGCCTCCTTCCCTTTTTCATGCGCCCGAAGGAAAGGCTTCGGACGTATGAAAAGGGGCGGGAAGCACCCGCCCCATGTCATCACGGAAGCGTGATGGAAGTCGTGAAAGTCTTGACCGGCGGAATGAAGCTGATGTTGTCATCCCACACAAGGCCAGCCGTCAGCTTGCCGCTGGCGATGCTGTTCTTCGCCGTGATACGGAGATAGCCCTTGTTGCCACGCGGAACCTTGACGGAAAGAGGAACGCCAGCGAAAACGCCGAGCTGTTCCGGCGTGGTGAACGTCGGCTCGTCTGCCGTCTCGACCGCGAAGGAAATCGTGCCGCTCGTCTCCGTGGTCTTGACGTCAGCGACGATGTGCATATTGTCGCTCGCCTCGCCCGGGCCGACGTTGAGAACGTCGCTGGTCATCGAGCTTGCAAGCGTCTTCTCGTCAAAGAAGAGATTTTCCTTATCAAAAATCATTGTTTACTCCCTCCCCTAATTAGCTGGCCTGCGAGCAGGCGGATTCCGTCTCGCTGATCGCATCGCATTTCGCAACCGGAATGCCCTTGAAGTAGAGCTGCGGCATTGCGTTCTGAATGGTCTGCTGCGTTACGAAGACGTTGGTCTTGTCGTTCAAATACGTTTCAAAGAAATCATAGAGGCTATCCGAAACGTAGAGAACTACTTTCTTGTCGCCGTTCTGCAAGTTCTGAATGCGGTTCTTCGTAATGGTCAGATTGTCCATGAGCTGGAGCTTCTGCGCACTCGTCAAGCTGCCGAGATTGGCAACGTTGATATTGCGAAGCAGCGCGTTCGAGCGGATATTCTGAACCGACAAGCCGCATTTCCAAGTGAACAAAGTCGCCAACGCTTGGAATTCGAGCTTGTCCGCATCGGTGACGGTCTGCTCGCCGAGGTCGCGCATCTTCAGGCCTGCAATCGTACCCTCCGGGTAGATGCCGACGGTGTTCTTGTTGCCCCATCCGACGAAGTACGCGGTCGTGTTGGTATTGCTCCCCGGCGTACCGGCGCTCAATACCTGATAGGACGGGTCGCCCTTCTTGCTGTTCGAGCCGCAATATTCATTGTAGCGAACGCTGATGCCGTTGAACGTACCCTTCGCGTTTACCTCGTCGCCGTAGAAAATCTGCTCGGCAACATAGTTGCTGAATCCCTGAACAAAAGCCGCGTCTTCCGATGCGCGGAAGCGCTCTTTGTCCTTCTGCAAAGCGAGCAGTTCGATGTCGACCACGGAACGATCCTCGAGAATCATGCAAGTGTCCTGCACCTGCTTCGTGGTCGATTTGCCGCGAGCAACACCTTTGTTAATCATGCGGATGCTGGGCGTCGGAACCATCGTGCGAACCGTCGTCACGTTACCGGTTTTCAAATTTCCCTCGATCCACGGAATATCCTTCAGAACAGGATTCGCCTGCTCCAATGCCTCCACGATGAAGGCCGTCGTCCCGTTCGGGTCAAGACGTTTTCTCATATCGGAGAGAGTCAACGCCTCGCTGCCTAATACTGCCATTTGTCATTCCTCCGTTCTCAATAGTTGTTGAAGTTTGTGTTCGGGTAGTGCGAAGATTTGACTCCCGCCGCCGTCCCGAACCCTCGGAAATTGTCCTCGCCGACCAGCTCGCCAATCAGCGCGAACGCCTTGACAAACTCGATGCGGTTGCCCGCGCCGGTTTCGTTCAAAGCCTGCCGGATTCCTGGCACCACATTCTCCAATGCCTCGATGCCCGTTCCGGCTTTCTGTACTGTCGCATCGAAGTTCGAGCCAAGCTCCGCCCTCGTCGTGTCTGCCCATCCTTGGACTTCCTCGGCGAATGCGCGGGTCATAGCCGCGATTCCTTCCTGCGCGTACTTCATGCCATAAGCCGCCAGCTTTTGCGCCTGCGCCCCGGTCAATCCTGCCTCTTTGGCTACGGTGGTAAACGCTGCCGCCGACTTCTCGTCATACGCCATGCCTTCCGGCACCATCCCCCGGAAATCCCAAGCGGTTTCTTCTTCTTTGCCTCCGAGGAGCGTTCCGGGCTTCTCATTTCCTGCCGTCTCCTGCTTTCCATCAGCAGCTCCAGCAGTTTCATTTTGAGCCTGTCCGCCCTCCACATTGGCCTGCTCGCCTCCTGCTGCGGGAGTGTTTTCTGCTCCGCCGCCATCAGCGCCGCCCCCTTCCTCTCCGAAAAGCTGAAGGTCTAATTCAAAGTCCGCCATTTTCCTGCTCCTTTCCGTTTGTATATCTGGCCATGAAGCTGACATATTCAGCCTCCGCCAAACTCCTCTGCTTCGCACATTCGCCCGACTCGTCGAGAACGGAAAGCCGCCGAAGGTTTTCGTACAGCTCCACTCCCACTCGTCGCTCGCCCTCCATCATCATCATCCGATTCGCGTTCCCGTCTGCCGTCGAGCTGAACACATGGCAACGTTCCAGCATCCGATATACGAACCATCGACCATCTTTTTCGGCTAACAAATAGCGAAGGGCCGCCTCATCGCGGCGTGCTTCTTCTGCCCGAAGGTTTTCGATGCGCTTCGCTTCGTCGCGCTCCGTCATTTACATTCTCCCCCCGAGTCCTAACCTATCCATCCCGAGCATTTGAGCGAGGGCAGGGTTCCCGTCGTTCGCTGCTTCGGTCATATTCTTTGCGGCCTGTGTGACAGGCACGGCCATTTGAGCCGCCGCCACCGCCTGCGCCTGCTGTTGCTGCTGCGCCGCCGCTTCGGCTTTTTGTTTCTGAATTGCCTCGTACTCGTCCTCTGTCCTGCGGATTGCCGCCGGAGTTCCGAGCATATCGCAGTACTTATCCACCGACGCCGGAAGATTGAGCTTGTCCATCGCCGACGGGTCGAACTGTGCAATCTGCGCCGCGAAGGAAACCGCCTGCTCGATGTTCACTAAGCCGCTTAGTTTTTGGGCTTGGGCTAAGGGGCTGATGTACTCGATCGTGATTTCCTCCTGCGAAAGCATCTGCGCAAGGTTCGGGTCGTCCGGCTCCGGGAAGACGTGCGCCCTATCCAATATCGCATAGACGCGCTCGATAATCTTCGACAAAAACTCAAACTGCATCCGCTGAACCACGGGGCCGAGTTGCTGCATCTTTTCCTGTGTCCGCTCCATGACTTCACGGGCGGTCATCGTCTGATCCATAGAGTCCAGCATGAGGAAAAGGTCTGCTGCATAGGCCCGCTTGATTCTGTCCGTCAGCTCCACGATCTTCGCCTGCAAATGGTCGAGTGCCACGCTGACTTGGAATAGAGGCGTGACCGGATTCCCGTTCGAGGTTATCGTGTTTCCGCCGGGTATCAGGTTAATGCCTTTCATCGCGGTCTGCGGGTCGCTCTGCACCGGGGGCTTGACGCCCAGCTCCACCGCTGTCAAGTAGTCCTGCTCCAAAAGCTGCAAGCCTTTCGCGTCGCCTTCCGCGAACCATCCGGGGCCTTTGCCGTAAGCCGCCCCGCCTGTCACGAGGAAGCGCCCCGTCGGAACGGGGAACTCGTGGAAGCCGCCGATGTCGAGCCATTCGTTCTCTTGGCTGCCCTCCGTCCAATACAGGGAAAGGTAGGGAAGATGGAACTTGTCCAGCCGCCCCGTCTCCGCTGCGCGGTTCGGAACCACGAGCCAATAAACTTTATGGCGTTCGTCGTGCGCGGAATTGTTCTCGAAAGCGACCTGAAGCGTGCGCGGCAGATTCGCCACGCCGAACTTATCCGCGAGCTGGCGAAGAGTCATCCAATATTCCCTCGCGAACGTGTTCACCATTCCATCCGCGTCAACGTCGAGGAAATAACTTCCGACAGTAAACGGAACGAAATGAACGCCTGTCTCCGAAGACGAGAACACACCGAGAGGAGCCTGCCCATAGGCCAGCTCCAAATAACAGGCGTGAATAGTATTGTAAAAATTGCTCTTATTCAGGACGTCGTTCAGGATGTCCAGCCGGTCGTCGAGGAGTTTCCCCGCGCCCGCCATATCCTGAAGCTCCCGATTCGCGAACGACAATCTGAACCACTGCCTCGATTGAGGAGTAAGGCCGCTCATGATTCCGGCTGCGAAGACTTGATTCGCCGCCCATGCCGCCCCGTGATAAATCTTGTCGTCGTGACGTCGTGCCTGCTCGTTTTCATCCGGCGTCTCGTCAAGCTCCCCCGTGTAGGGAAGCTCATAGTCGCGGATTGCCCGCCACCTTTGAAGGAACGGCAGACGCTTCTTTTTGAGAGAGCCGATGATTTGGTCACACTCTCTCCGCGTCAGCCCGATTTGCTTTGCCCCGTCTGCTGCCGTGATAAGCTGCGGGGGCGTTCTTGCCAATCCTGCCATCGTCTCACCTCATCCAAGCGTCCGGCGAATCATGTCGGCAATACCGCCGCCGCCGCTCTCGATCTGTCCGAGGATAGTTCCCCGGTCTGTGGCAATCGCATTCGCACGGCTCCCCCGTTTGCGCTTCTGCTCTTGGTTCGCCTGTGCTTCTGCGGACGCGGACTTCGTAACGTCAGATACCCCCACATTCGTCGTAGGGGGCGGAGTCTCTTTGTAAACGTATTCAGTCCGGCCACCACCGCCGCCACCACTGCACATAGAAATCGCTCCTCTCTCAAAAAGGTTTGTAGTTTGTATTGCATCGCGTGAAGCGTCTGCTTTGCATCGCCCCGCGCGGCATTACCGGATATGCGAAAGTAAGTGCGAGTGCGTCTGCCTTATTCGGTGACGCTTCCCCGCGTTTCTTCATGCTTTCTTTTGATTCAAGCTGGAGTTTTCCACGCGGATTGATGAACGCTTCCGGCGATGCCAGCTCATCCCGGAGTTGGTCGTCGTCTTCGATTGCCCCGCAATCTTTGAGCCAATCCTTCATAGCCGACCACATTTCAATTCGCTTGTTTTGAAATTCCTGCGACGTTGGTTTTCCCGCAAACGAAACGAGCGTCCATGTTCTCCCCATGACTTTTCCCAGCGAGTAAATGCCTGTGCCGTACCCCTCA